ATAATACTCTCCTATAGAAGCTATAACATCACCTTCAGACATAACCACTTCATCATTAAACACAAAATCTTTAACACATACTTTATGTCTGGATATATCTGCATCAAGTTTAACTCTCTTCACAAAGTAAGCACCTGATTGTACCATTATATTATATAGAGTTTGAGCTACATCTTCTGCAATCTCTTCAGGAGCTTCACAATTTATTTCATCATAAGGAGTAACAGTAATTAGCACCTTAAATAATAAACCATTAGCTCTGAGATATTCAAAGAAATTAACCATACTTACTTTATAGCATAATGCCCCAGTATGCTGTATTCTATAATTAATAGATTGTTTCTCCGAGCTAGACTTTCTTCTGAAAAAATGTTTAACCATTTGTACAGTATCACAGTTAGGAGCTTCTTCTTTCATCTCTCTATAGTAATCCCAAAATCCCTCTTCTTGAAACTTAGATTTAATCTTTTGAAGATACGGGAAATCATAGATATAAGCTTTATATCCTACTCTGGGGTTAAGTTCTATAAAGCCTTTCTGCATTACATCTTTCCTACAGAAATCCTGATATTTCTTTATACCCTTAAAACCTGACATATAGTCATCATATATCTGTCTAGCCTCATCTATAGGTATGCCTTTGTTATTGGAAATAGTATTTGCATCTCCTCCATAATTAATAGCAAATTCAATACCTTTAGCTTCATTTCTTAGACTATGATATAACTTCTTAATATCTTTTATAGGGGTATCTCTAGGAATCTCTTTTTTATAAGACATATAAGCAGTTAGACTATGAATATCTCCACTACCATAAGTAAGTTCTTTAATAATAGCCTTATCATTAGCTATATCAGCCAATATATATGTTTCCTGTCCTGAATAGTCAATACTAATCCACTTATTACCTTCTTCAGCTATAAAGCAAGCTCTAGTTTCAGTATCAGCAGGAAGATTTAACATATTGACATACTCAATCTTGTTAGTTTTATCTTTCCCACCTGAACTTATTCTAGCTGTATCAGTGCCTATAGGGTTAAAGTTAGTATATAATCGACCAGTTTCTTTATTTATTTGTCTAAGGAAATTCTCTCCATAAGTACTACAGAGTTTCATCTGTTCCTTATACTTTATATATAGAGGAATAAGACCACACTTATCACTTTGAGGTTTAAGGATTTTAGCTTCTATACTGTCTTTATTTTCCTTGGTTTCTTTATCCATCTTAGAAGTATCTACACCATACTTCTTGAATAGAAGAATAATTTGTTTACTACTATTCCAATTGATAGTTACTACAGGCTTAGTATTAAAACCTGTGAATAAGTCTCCTTGTCTATTAATAATAATATATTTAGAATTAGGTTCATGTTCTACAAACCAATCATTCATTTGGTCTAAATACTTATTAAGAAGCTCTTGGTCTTTAGCCATCTTAGATTTCCATCTATCAATGTCTATTCTGATACCACAAAACTCCATATAAGCCAAAGCAAGTATGAACCTATTTTCATAATCAATAGCTGTTAAAAGACCTCTTCTTTCAAGTTCCTTCAATTGACATTCCATTATCTTCTCCAGATATTTAACATCCAAAGCAGCATAGACTATAACTTCTCCTACTAATCCTTTGTAGATAATCTGACCTCTTATAGACTTATCCAGTTCTATACCCAAATACATTTCTCCTGCCTTCTTGAGATTCATGTATATAATATAGTAAGGCTTAGTTTTTTTCTTTTCATCAGCAGGAACAAAGTCATATCTTGAACACTTTATAGTATCCCATACTTCAGGAGTAAGAATAGTAGGAAATCCTAACCACATTAATTTCTCAGCAAGGAATCCATCATAAACTCTTTTAGGAACTATTCCATATTTATATAACCATTTCAAGTCAAACCTAGCATTCCACAATACAAATAATCTGTCTGATTCTAGATATGCTTTATAAAGTAATATATCTATGGTTAAACAGTCTATAACTACTTGAAAATCAAAACAACCTAACTGCAAAGATAATAGCCTGTCTGTATGACAATTAAGCCCACTAGTTTCAGTATCCAGCCCTACAATTCTGAGAGGTTTTAATAGGGATAGACTTTCATCTACCCCTATTATTTTATAGACACTATTTTCAAATAGCTCCTGATTTTTAGTAACTAAATATATCATATCATTCAAATGTTATAGTCCATCCATAACCCTCAACAAAGTCTATAGATTTGACAACTGCCTTGGCTTCTTCAAGCTCACATCCTACCACAATCATTGGACCTCCTGATGGGTCAATAAACTTATTTCCTCCCTGAACTTCACCTACTCTTAATGTGGGTACATCAGTTTTAAGTACATAAGTTTTAGAATCAGTACCATCAGGTTTAGGCATTTTCTTGAGGTAGTTTATAGCTTCATATCTGGACCTAAGTTTTATAATATCTTCCATTATTTCTTACTATATGCTATTAATGAGGCAAAGTCAAAGACATACTTATACTTTTGGAAGAACAGGCTACCAAGAATACCATGAATCTGTACACCAGACTCCTCCTTGACAATAGCAAAGGCATCATCCAAGTCATGAATACAGAAATCACCTACAAACTCTTGTCCTTTATAAGTGATTGTCATTTCACAGAACTCAGTGTTCACCTTATTACCTTCAATTCCTGTTACATCCATGTCTTTTTCCTCTATCTTCTTATGGTCAAGAAGAGGAAGAATAGAACTGTTGATTTGGGAGATATTGCTTCCAGTGTCCAACAAGAAGTTAAGTTTCTTATCTCCATTAAGGAATGTTACTACAGGCAACTCTACCAAATCCATAGCCTCTTTGAAAGACATATTTACCCTTTTACTCTGCTTGCAATAATCTTCTACACCATTAATGATGATAGATAAGATGATTACTGCAAGCATAATACCAATTATTTCTAATACCATGCTTCATGCTTTTTTTTTAGTTACTACTTGATGCCAGAAGTACCAAATCCTCCTCTGTTATCATCACCCAAGTCATCTACTTCCACAAGCTCAATACCTGAACTTAGCAGCCATTTAATCTTCTGCCACATAGTAGCTTTCTGACTAAGCTGTATCCTAAATTGACAGATTCTATCACCTGCTTCAATAGTGGTCTCTCTCATAGGAGAACATACATAGTGCCACTGGTCATCATTGCCATTATATGTGTTATCCACTACACCTTGACCATTTGGGATGAATAATCCTAACTTTTTAGGACTACTACTCCTTGAATCAATAATAGCTTCAAATCCTTGTGGTAGTTGCATTGCAACTCCAAGAGGAATATAATAGGTAGGAATTTCTACATCCCTATGACCTACTCTCTCTCCTTCAACAGTCTTCCTTTTAAGTACGTCAGCCTGTGGTGCTGGAATAGTAATGTTTATAGCAGACCTTAAATCTACCCAATCACCATTCTTACTAATTACAGGCATGCAGCCTCCAGTCAACACTTTTATTTTAATTTTCAGTTTCATAATGATTTTAATAGCTCTTTCTTAGTTTTGAACAAGTCCTTCTCCATGAATACTTTATTAGATTCAAACAATCCTTCTACTATGTCTGAATTATACTTAACAGTAATATCAGTAGATACTAAGACCTCAACTGCTTTAATTTTAGTTTTGGTTACTTTATTTTTATATAAAGTATAGACCTCGTCGCCTATATTATATTCTGTTTCTATTACCATAAATTTTCAACTTGCATGCTTCCAAAATTTATTTGTTATGTCTACCAACTCCTTGCCACTTACCTTGTAGAATCTCTGATTAGTAGTCCTACTGTTAAGTGGTCCAAACTCTTCCTTATAAGGTCCAAGTTTTATATAGTCAAAGTTGAACAAGTCAATAACACTGCTTAACTCTTGCCTACCACTATACCAAGCTACCTTTATGGAATTATAATGGTTGGTAATAAAAGAAGCCAGAGTATTTACTTTATCTGGCTCTGCATCACCCCCCATGAGTGCTATACAGCTAATTCCACTATTCTTTCTGATAAGTTTCCTTACCTCATTAAAAGTTAGCTCAGTACCAATATCCTGTGCCAAGTAAGAGCTATGACAGCCCTTACATTGACATGGACAATTAGATATATTGATAGCAAGAGTTACCTCATCAGGAACTTCAGCAAAGACTACTTTTGCATCTACATACTTTAGCATATCTCACTCCTTCCATCACTATAAGTTCTATGACTTGCCTCAATCTGCCTGTCTTTGCCAAATGATTTGATAGGTCTGAGATAGCCAATCACTCTTGTATATTGGGTTATGTGATTACTATGGCACTTAGGACACTCAGTGATAGGATGCTTAGTAATGTAGCCACAATCATCACACTTGCTATTAGGAATATTAAATGTGAAGTAGTTGGTTCCATTAGCTATTGCAAAGTCTATCAGCTTGAGATACTGTTCCTTGCTAAGGTGGTCTTCAAGATTAATATGGGCTGCACTGCCTCCATCAGTATATTGGTAAGTTTGTCTCCCATGAAGTATAAACTTATCAAGTACTGAGGTGTCATCATGTGCATCATAGAAGTATGAATTGTACAGGTTCTCATCATCAGGGACCCAATCATTCTGTTACACCCTCTCCCGTTGTGCAGAGAGGTGATTCATTAGCAATATAGTTATTTAAGTTTATCAAACCAGCATGTACTTTCCTATGACAATTAGCACATAAGCAAACACACTTACTTACTTCTTGCAGAAGCCACTCCTTGCTCCTACTTCTATACTTACCTATGGTAAATTCCTTATCTACTGGATTAATATGATGAAAGTCAATACAAACAGGTTCTGCTTCTCCACAGACAATACAGGGAGTTTTTATGCTATTAAGCCATTCTCCTTGCCTATCCTGCCTTCTTGTAGCTTGTGCCCTGTGAATCTCAGGATGTTCCAATCTCCTTTGCTTCCTATAAGCTCTTCTACAATCCTTACATTGATGTCTTCCTTCATCAAACATCTCCAATGGTAATTCTCTACCACAAATCTTACATAATTTAGTTTCCATACTTAATCATTTTGGGAGCAAAGTTAAAACTTTTATCCCAATTATGCAAGATTATAACCATATCTTTAATGAATGGGTTAATATTTCTATTAACCTCTCTATGTTACCATAGAGTCCCGACTATTGCATACCTTAATATTCTATCTTCACAGATTGTATATTAAAGTCCTCTTTGTTTAGTCTGTCAGGCTGCACAGGTTTCCCTTGCTTGCCCCTCATAATCCCATAGGGACTTCTGAGTCAATTAAAAGAGGTTTTAGATGGACATTGGTTCTAATCCATCTTCCTTATCCCAGTTATAGTTCTTACCACCAAGACCTTCAGCAGGTACTACCTCAGAATTAAACAAGAAAGGTCTCTTCTTATCATGAATAGAATGCTTCTTATTTTCCTCTTTGATAGTTCCAAGTATGAGTTGCAGAAATTCAATATACTCAGGATTATTACCTACTTCAAGACCCAAGAACCTTGCAGCCTCATTCAAGCCATTAATACCAATGGTGCTGTACAACTTGCTGATGTGAATATATCCACCATTTGAAGCTGCAAACATACCTTTATCTTCAAGGTCATACAACATTGTCTTGAATGCAATATGATACTTGTAGACTCTCTGGAGAATATCTACTAAGTAATCTCTAAGAAATGAAGTATTTTCTTCCCATCCTCCATTTCTCTTCAATCCATAAGCCTTGTTGCAATCCTGTACAATCCTATTGATATTAAGAGTAATAACATTGCATGAGCCAGTCATTACACCAGTAAGACCTGATGTAGGATTAAAGGTATTCTCTGCAAGTTCATTCCTTAATCTACAACATGATGCAAGACTATCAGCACTATCTGATATATAGGTAAAGAAGCTATGACCTTCTGCATACATTTCAGCAGTAAAGTCTTTGTAGTCTTTGTCTATAATATCATTGGTCTTTGGGTCATACACCATAGCCATTGTCTCTACAGGGAATGTAAGAATCTGTTTTGTTCTCAACTTGTTGAAGAACTTCATAAACAGCCTTTGCAGACAATCTACTGCTTCCCATTGAGGCTTAGTACCATCAGGATAATAAAACTCTCCAAACAATGAATCAAAATAGGTGTGGTCATAATAAGACACATTGGTAAATGGACTCTGATATGACCTATTACCAGCAGGCTGGTTCACACCATAAATGAATTGTTTGAATGCCTTATAGATAGCATCCCTGATAGTCCTTTGTTTGTTACAATGGTCTGTAGTAGTTACTACATCCAACTTTTCATACCAATTAGGACCAAATTCCTGCACAATGTAATAGTTAAGGGCAATAAAGTATTCACCTACTGCCACTGCACCCTTACACTGAGAAGATAGCAAGAAGATAAGATTGGTTACTTGACCACTGAATGACTGCAAATCATTAGGAGGTGTTGGAGTGATACCATCAATATTGCCTACTCCTTCCATCATAAGAGGATACAGACTCACAGCCATACAATACTGCTTCAAGACAGGAGTAGTTGCTTCATCATGTGTATAAATGACATGAGAGTTCAAATCCTCTTCATACTTCTTGGCTACTTCAGGGTACATTTCATTCAGCTTGTCTTTCATTCTTTGCCTCTGAATAACCCTATTAGTAGTCTTATACACTTCACCCTCAAGGTTGGCAACATTCTTCATAGTTACATTTGCATTGGCATCTGTCTCTGATGAAGTAGCTGCATTCTCATTAGACTGACTGTACTCATTCATATAGTCAATTCTTTCCCTAATGAATCTTGCCTGCTTATGCTGTTCCCTATAAATGATATAACTCTTTGCTACATCAAAGTGTTTGTCATTCATAAGAACATCCTCAACCTTATTCTGTATCTCCTCAATACCTATAGTATCTCCTTCCAAAGTGCCGAGTAAAGCACCCAGCATATCATACAGATACTGAGGCATTTTCTTGTTGCAAGACTTAAAGGCTTTTTCTACAGCACTTATAATCTTATCAACATTAAATTCCTCTATACTGCCATTTCTTTTTACTACTTGCATATTACAATGTATTTAACCATTCTCTTAAATCATTAGGACCAGCTTCATTAATGCCCACAGGAACTCTTGGTCTGGAAGTGAGATAAGAAGAAAGCTCTTCTCCTATCACAAAAGGACTTCTCATTTCTATTTGGCTATTCTTTCCAAATTTCAATGTACCTACTGCCTGTGTAAATGGACAAGTCCACACCAATGGAACAAGGATTCTCCTATTGACTACAATGAAATCATAGTCAAACAGCTTGAAGTCTTTGAAGTACTCATCCTTATCCATATTCTGCCTTATAATAGCCCAATATAGTCTGGCTTGAATATCATATCTCCAATCTACAAAGGATTTATAGAAATCCCACTCTGTATGGGAACTTGTTTTCAAATCTACTGGCTTTACCCACTTCTCCTTATGATTGACTATGATTAAGTCAGCCATGTTTCTATACTTTACACCATTGAACTCTCCTTTGAACTTTAACTGATAGAATCTTTCAATGTCTGGTTCAAATGGATTATCCTCTGCAAAGTAGAATTGAGTGGATTTGCTCTCTTTCAATGCTCTTACTGCATTGCACACATCTTGATAGGTCTGAGTATTAAGTATAGTCTTACTGCCTGCTATAAATAACAGGTTATAGTAGTCAGCTCCTTTCTCCTTGATAACCTTAGCTCTTGTCTCAGGCTTCCAGTTCATCTGATAACTCTGATATTCAGTCTCCTTAATGATTGCATCATCAGGAATTGTGATAAGACTCCTATAAGAATCTCCATACTGACTGAACAAAGATTTTACCATCTTTGTAATAGAGTCTGGAGTAGAAGGAAACTCAGCAACCATAAACCTTTCATCAAACTCTTCTTGACCACCTGTAATAATGCTGTCTACAGCACTACCAAAAGTAAGAGAAGGTGTTTCTAACCTGTCAAATAATTTATCCAAGTTATTGAATCCCTCCCTCTCATATCTTGCAAGGGTTGAATAGCTTAATGCTGGGTCTGCCCTATATGTTTCTTCAGACACATCCCAAGATATACTTCTTAAAGATTTCCTCTCCATTAGTAATAATCTTGATTGTATTCCTCACTACTGAAATCTTCATACTCATCCTCCTGCTCTGGCAACTCAAGAGCCTCACAGTAAGTATCTATTTCTGACTTCAATTTCCTCATTTCTCCAAGGTCTGCTTTCAGATACTCCTCTTTAGGATTTTCCTTACTGAGACCTTTCTTTACTCTGACAAGAGATGAATCAACTAAGAGTTGGAGAGACTCAAAGTCCCTACTATTCAAGAACTTATGTGCAAGCTTTGCATCTCCCTCAGGCAATGAGGGAATCAAAGCCTTTATTCTGTCTATTGGTTCTCTATTGTCCATAACTCTTGATAATTTCTATTGCCTGCAAGAGTTGTTTCTTGGTATATACCTCAAAATAGATAGACTTTTCACCTTTTTCAGTGTATAGGTTATCAAGATATTTTATAAACATCTTTTTCTTGATATAGAATACATCATTCTCTATCCCTTTGGCTTCAATATAAACATTGAGGTCATTATATTTGAAATAAAAGTCTGGTGTATATCTGATACCAACAATTTTACCTGTTTTCTGAATTAGTATCTTTGGAGCACGGGTGTCTATACCCTCTGATAATCTTTTGATTTTCTGCTTGTCAGTCTCCTTATCATAATATGGGGTAATAGGCTCAAAACCCTCCCATAAAGTAAAGGTAGTTGGCTCATATTGAGGCTCAAACCCTTGTTGAAGAAGAGTATTGTATATGCTCTTCTCCAACTGGGATTTGAATGTTATACCCTTAGAACTACTCTGTGTGGCATTCCTAATCTTCTTATTTGCCACTTTTGAACATTTCTTTAAGAAGGTCTCTTGTAATTCTGCAAGCAATCTTAGCATCCTCAATAGTCCTGAATGCTGCGAAGTTCCTGTAGTCCTTGATGTGGGCTTTGTTAGCCTTAGTGATTCTACCATCAAGCATAGAGATTACATAAATCTCAGGACTCTTCTCAATATGGTCCTCATACTTCTTGTCCAACTCAATGGCTACTTCTCTAAGTACCATAGAGAATGCAGCAGCAGGAAGAATAGTATCTACACTATTGAGATAGTTATAGACCTTCTCAATCTTCCAACCAAGTTTCTCTGCAATCTTCTGAATGTAGTACTCCAACTCCATAGGAACCTCAGATTCAACCACAGCAGACTTTGCAGGCTTGGTAGTAGTAACAATGCCAGCCTCAAGGAGCTTAGGGAGAATGTCCTTAGTTACCACAATGTGCTGAACTACAGTACCCTCACCAAAGAAAGGGTCTACTACCTTAGATACTTTAGTCAGAGTGTCTCCAATCTGTACTTCCTTACCATTTGTCAAATAAATCTTTTCCATTTTTTTTTGTTTAGTATTAATACTCTTCGTACCATTTTATAGGCACACCATAAATCTCTTTTACCTTATTACTTATATCAACAAATAGCTGATGTGGCATCTTAGTACCACTCCTTGCAAAATATGCAGGATGTTCAATCTCTATAATATGATTGAACCTATCATTAATATAAGGTTTGAAGGTTTGTCTGCCAAACAATACATATACTATAGCTGTATTATATTCAGACAAGTTCTTTAGCAATTTAGCTATGAAAGGTCTCCACAACATCACATGGGAACCTATCCTATTCATTTCTACAGTGAGTGCAGAGTTTATCATTAGTATCCCTTGTTTAGCCCAACTTTCTAAAGTTTGGTCAAAAGTAATACAATAATGTGGAACTTCAAAATCAATTGCTGCCTCTTTAACAACATTTAATGAAGGAGATAAGTTATCCTCATCAACTTCCTTTCTATTCCCGAATAATACTCCAGTTGCCACTCCCTTTTGTGGATAGGGGTCTTGACCTAACATAACTACTTTCAAGTCATTGAGAGGGCAAAGCTCAAATGCTCTGAATACATCAGATTGGGCAGGACACAAAGGCTTTCTCCTGTATTCTTGCCCAACCTTAGCCATTACATTATTAAGCTCTGTCCTATCAATTACCTTCATCCAATCTCCAAAGTATTCATCTAATGTCATATCAACATCATTATGTCATCAATATTGTCAATAAGGCATTCATTCAGTGTATCATTAGAGCAGGCAGATGGAGTAGGTTTAATAGGTTCTACAAAGAACTTATTGAAATTATCTACTATGACCTTTACTTTCCTGTCTTCTGGATTACTGCTGAAGCTGTAATTGTTTCTTGGGAAATTTATATCCCTACTTGTATAATAGGGAATCAATTTCTTGATGATGCCTTTATTAATCAACTTATCAGACTCTAAGAATACTTTGGGACTGACATGGCATACAGGTCTGTAATAGACCATAGTATTACCATTATCCTCAGTATGTACACTTCTTGCAGTTAATGTACATAATAGTAATGGAGTGTAGCTCTCATCAAAGATGATACCTTTACCACCATAATACACTTCACCCTTATTGGTAGTTATCTTCTGCAATCTTTTACCATATCCTACATTAGTAAATAATTGAGCTATGATACTATCAAAGGTTCTTCTTTCTTGGCTTGGTGCATTATCATATAATGGCAATATTATCCTCTTGATTCTCACAATTGCGGGATAAGCCATATTGTCTGAAACCAGCTTTTCAAAGTGTTCTCTTGCAATCACAGGTATCTCTACCTCATCATTGTTTACTTCAATGACAAGGCTTCTTCTAAATACATTGTTACTATCAAGAGACAGATTCATTTCAAGCTGGTCTGGATTACCAGACACACTGCTATTGAAAACACCCATTACATTATATGCAAATATTGGGTTAAATTCCATTATACTTCAGTTTTAAGATACATTGTTTCTGCATTATATGTGGTAAGGAATGGCAGGTCTCTATCAATGAGAGGCTCACATTGATTAGCACAGAAGTTTACAAACAAATTAACCATATAAGATGCAATCATATTCGCACAGAAGGTAGTTTGTTTATAGGAGCAGATAGTTTCATCAGCTTCTGCATCAGAGAATAGGAACTCATTATTGTACCTACTGATGTTGTACTCATCATCTCCCTTGATGCACAATACCTGAAACTCTTCTGCTGCTAATCTACCATCAATAAACAGGCAATTCTTTCTCTCCTCCTCTGGTTTGGATTGAACATGATTTACCCATTTATTAAAGAAAAGTCTTCTTGCTGCCATGTTATCAAAGCCACAAATCATAATGTCTGATGCCTCAGATTCATCAGTGAATCTTTCACTTATTGCAAAGACACTGCTGTAGCCAGCATAGTTTCTAATCATCTCAGCCAGTGCAGATACTTTAAGTCTACCTAAATCAGATTGACCATATAACTGACCTGACATATTGACAGTTTCCACTATGTCATCATCATAGATAAACATGGAAGCTGGCTTCATTCTTGCCAATAAGAAGCCTACATAGCTACCAATACCACCCACACCTGCCAAAATGATAGTCTTCTTCTGAATGTTCTCATACCAAATGGCAGAACTAAACCTACTTGTAGCTTCATCCACAAGCAAAGTTGCAGAGTTTGTAGGTATCTCCTGATATGCATCTTCTACAGCTTGGTCAAGGATAGCTTGTTCTTCCTTTGTCAAAGGTGAATCACTATCAAGATTCTGAAGAGCCTCTTCATACTCTTCTACTGAGTTGAACTCTTCAATAGCTTCTTCTAAAGCTCTCTCAGATTCTGCTACTCTGTTTTCTATTTCACTATTTGTCATAATACTAAATACTTTTGAAGTGCATCAATATACCCTTTGATATAATCATTTTCAGGAAGTTTTGTAAGCTCCTCTATCATATCATGGGCACAAATAGCACAAATTTCTGTTTCATCAAAGCCAAGCTCTTCTAATTTCTCATCTGTTATATACCATGTCAGATACTCTGTATAGGTCTCTGCCCATATCTTGAAATTATTCATGCCAACTTTGCCTTTACCAAACCTCTTTTCATACAGTGTAGGCATTGACTTAGCCCATTTAGTAATGTCAATCTTACTATCATTAGAAATGATAATACTACCTGTAATCAATTGAAGTACAAGAGATTTCAAAGTAACCTTATCAAATGATACATGACCATAAGGTATGTCATACCCCTCTTCAAATGGCAAGTCATCTGCATTATCAAAGAGAGTTGGCTGAACTACCTTAGGCTTATCAGCTTCCTTCTTGACAAGATTTGCTGGACCTGCCTTTGTACCATAGGAATTAGCAATAACAGGTTTATAGCCACCTTGATATACAGGTGTTTGAGCTTTCTTGACTTTCTCTGCCCTTTCTGCTTTAGCTTGCTTGATTTCCTCAAGTCTTGCTGCCATGTCTGGAAAGGAATAATTCTCACCTTCCTTCTCTATTTTAAGATAGAACCATTCAATTTCATCTGCACTACTTACATATTCCTTAGTATCATGCTTTTCACCATCACCAAAGAACTCATAAGACACAGATTCTTTGACCTGCTTTGATTTAACCCTCCTTGTAATTGCAGCAGTATAAGTACCTGCATTATTCACAATAAGGGATACAAAGTTATTCCTATCTATACCCTCTTCCCTCAGTGTTGCAGTATCTGTACCACTAAAGAAAGTACTCATATTGTTATGGGAATGTATAAGACCCATTTGGCAATCAAGTAGCTCAGGATTCTCACACATATAGGCTATCACATCAGGATTCATATCAAACTCTGTATAGGCTTGAGTACCAATATCCATAATGTAAATATCCACACATCTTATTACAAGGTCATTATTTTCAAATGAACCTTCATGTGTAAAGAATAGTGTACCTGACCATTCAGTACTCCACACCTTTTGGCAGGCAAATCTTATCTTTCTCTCCACTTCTGCTGGGATAATCAGCTTATAATTATAAGTACCTGACTTCTGTACCAAGCTGATTACTTTCGTGGGTTGCTTTACTTCTTCCATATCTATAATTTAATACTTTAAGTATTGTTGCTAATATGTATAGTGCAGTATGAGTATTAAGAATTATACTCTTATTCTCATTCCTTACCTCAGCAATATCTGTAATATCAATAGTAACCTCTCTTCCCTTGAATATGCAAACCTTCTTGCCTATATATTGGGCATAGGTATTTATATTGTTCCCACCTTTATCATAGTAAATCTTCCCATTATCTATGATACACTCTTTCAAGATACCTTTCCTCTTCAATTCTGCAAACTTGGCAGTTAGCTCCTCTTTATTAAACTGGTCATTATACCACTTAATAAATTCATTGCTAATAAGTACAATAAACTCAATAAGTGACATACCAATAGAATAAGAGCCATTTACATAATTGAATTTAAGTTTCTTTGAATTGATAAAGCCTCTTACAAACTCCTTCAACTTATCAGAACTAAGAGCATCCCAATAGTAGTCTGGTGATAGATATGTAACAAACCGATCCACACCCATCTCCATGTTATTAGTACCTAACTTTTCCAAATATTTATAAGGTCTGCCAGCAATGGATTCTACAGTTACATACTTACTTAATTCAAGACAAAACATATTCCACATATCCTCATCATAATCTCTATTAAGGGCACTGATAGTACCATTAATAGGACCACTACCTGTACAAGGACTCTGGAAATTAGCAAAGTTACTTGTAGGAATGTTACTAATATGGCTGTGCATATACCCACTACTAATATGAAGCATAGTATATTCTGACCTGTTAAGTGTAAATCCACCATTTAATGTGCCATTATACATTACCTTCACCTTAGCCCATAGATGATTAATATCCACAAATCTGTCATGCTCATTAGTTACCCTTACATGAGGAAAATGTACAAGAATGAATATGCCATTGAACTTAGCATTACCAATTCTTTCCTTTACTGTAGTATTTGTAAGCACATTTACAACCTTTTCTACTTGGTTTTCAGGTAAATCAGTAATAGCAAATGTCTTGAACATGCTCCAATCATTACTGCTCATGCCTGCAATACTACCATCAGGAATATAAGTAGCCAAAGATTCTATCTTTAACCAAGATTTGAACTTGTCCAAACTCCAATATCCTTGCATATCAACTTTGTCCTCTCCAAAGAAATCATTGAATATGCTTAATACTTGGAGTGGTCTATCCATCAAGGAGTTATATAGTTCTTCTATCTTCTCCTCAATTAATTTAATTGTTTCTCCACTCATATTACTGTAAAAAAAAAGTAGGTAAGGGGGCATTTCTAACCTCCTTACCTACTGTTACTTACCCTTGTTAATTGACACCCATTCCTGCGAACATATCATCAATCTCATCATCAGAGTAAGGAGAAGCTGACTTAGGCTTATACTCCTCAGAAGGTACAGCAGCTACTTCACCCCCAAGAATATCAAGCACTTTCTCCTTCTCATAATCTTCAATTGTGCCATTGTCCTCAAGAATTTCCACCAACTTGCTGATAGCAGCTCTTGCTACAGTATCAACACACTCACCACCATTACTTGCAGGTGCTTCTACCTTTTCCTCTTTCTTAGTCTCAGCCTTAGCCTCAGCTTTAGGAGCAGCAGGAGCAGGCTTTGAAGCACCATTGCTCTGTATCAATGCAATAAGGTCAGCAGTCTTGCACATAGTGAAGTTTTTGCCAAACTTCTTTACACAAGCATCCTGCAAACCCATAGATTTGATAGCACTATATGCCTCAGCTCTACTCATTGCAACAGCACCACTTCTAATTTTCTTGTTGGTGTTAGTAAGCATGAAAACCAACTCATTTGTGATAGTACCCTTATAAGGAACATCATGTGGCAGAACTGAAGCATCATTCTTCAATTCAACCTTTGATGTGCCCTCAAAGAAGGTCATACCATCATAGTCAATGCCATTGGCTCTCAGGTCACTCTTCAACTCAGCAAGGGTCGTGGCTGCTGACATGATAACACTCTTTTTCTGATTCTTAGTCTGTACGACTGTAATTTTTCTTGCTTCCATGTTTTCACTTTTTTTTTATAAATTGGACTTATTGAAACTTTAATCTATACAAAAGGGCAAATCATCCCAGTCATTATCCTCTTGTCTTGAAGAGTTGAATAAAGGCTTGATTATTCTAAGGAACTCATCTTTGCCCTTAGCCTTATACAAGTCTGAAATATCCTTCCCTTCATTAAAGGGTGGTAGTACTACATTAGTAAATCCTGTTTCCTCAGCTAACTTCTGAGCATCTTTCAATCCTGGCTCATCATTATCTAAGCAAATGAAGACTTGTTTGTATCTTCTTTTCAGTTCACTAATTGCAGTATCACTCATCCTATATCCCTCACCTTGAATGGCAAGAGATGGAATACCTGTATTAGCCCATAGACATAGAGCATCTTTTAATGAGGAACATATACATATTTGCTCTCCATATTCAGGTACTTTAGTCCATAGGCTTACTACAGAATTGTCATGCTTATTACTCCACTTATAACCAGCTTTATTGAAAGGTTGATATATCTTTAGGGTAACTTTACCTTCCTTGTGTTCTACATAAGCATAGGCATACTTATCAGCTCCAAACACATATCTATGACCATCCTTTATGACAATCTTATGAGATATGGGATAAACCTCTGCATACTTGAGCCATTCTAAAGTTATACCATAGGATGCCCAGTATTCAATATCATAACTCCTCCAATCTCTGACTTTGCACTGCAAGTCTGTATCTTTGTTGTAACTACTTGTACTTCTTACAGCACAGGGAGTATATGAATGAATATTGGCACCACCACAGAACTTTGAAATGTCCTCATTAACCCTTGTTAGAACTTCCTTATAACCACAGTTCCACATATGACCAAGTAGGTCAAACAGACCTCCTCTATCCCTCGTGGATAAATCTGTGTAAAATATTCTTCTACCATCAGTAGAATAAAGACCAAAAGAAGGTCTCCTGTCCTGTCTAAGAGGACTATTTATAATACAAGGAACCTCTGTGACTCCTAAGTAATATGATAGAATGTCTGCTTCTGTCACTTTACTTAGAATATCATCAAGGCTCACAGAAGATCTACCTTTGCTGATTGCCATTGCTTTTTTTTTTTAGAAATTACTACTTACTTACCAAAATCCCAAGGTGTACCACCAGCAGTATCACCAGCAGTATCACCAGCAGGGAAAGGCATATCACCTACTGCACCAGAGTTACTGAGGTCTGTAGATTCTACATCATACTCCTTCAAGTCACCCACAGTGAACTCAGTAGTAGGATATGCACCAGCAACCTTTCTTTCCTGCAAGTCTGCATCCAACTTACTGTAGTCAGTGATATTGTTCTTCAAGAACATCTGATTATAAACAGCCTGATACTGCTTGTTATCATCAGTGGTTCTTACACCAAACAATACCTTAACCTTGTTATTAGGCTGCAATGCAATAACATCTCTCAGCTCCTTGAAATTACCCTTGAAGTACTCAGCAATGCTCTCAAGTCTTGCTTCACAATCCTCAGGTTTGTCTACCATAACCCAAGTATTATTGACAAACTTCATTACATTAGGAATGTTGAGATATGCCTTGATGAAGTTAGTAAGCTCTTCCTCACCATGATAAGCAGGTCTGTAGTCCTTATCAATATTGGCAGGACCATTCTTATATACAGGAATTTCATGTGCCTTAGCCTGCTCTACAGTAACCCAAGCAGTTCTACCATACTTATCAATTACCTGTACCTTAGTCTGGTCTCTACTGTATCTGTATTCCTTTCTGATGAAGAAAGCTACCTTAGTGGTAAACTCAATACCACCACACTTCTCAGCATCAGTCTTAACAATGAAATCAAGTCTGACATTCTGTACCTTGTGCTTGTCCTCACCTACCTCAACTTCACCCAGATACTCAGGGTCATTTTCAAGCTGGGTATTATAGAGTTTCTCTAACTCTGCCTTGTTAGGATTTACAGCCAAAACAAATACAGGAGCTACACCTGTATATCTCTTTACTGCATTACCCTCAGTAGATTCCTTGCCTGATGCAAATGCCATAAATGCAAAATTTGTCTTTTTCATCTTTCTAATGATTTTTCTTGTTCTTGATTCTATTTCTTACTACTCTGATTACTCTTCAAAGGGCAGTTTATCACCATCTTCTGCACCATTGTTGAAAGGATTAGTAGGGTCAAAAGGAGCCTCTTCACCAGCCTTTACTTCTGTCTCAGGTGCCTTCTCAGTATCATCTACTGTCTCAGGAGCAACATTGTCAATAACAGGCTCTTCTACATGAATCTCATATACATTAGCCTCCTCATTGAACACTACTACACCAGCCTTAGGCTCATACTTAGTAACCTTTACAGGCTTACCATCCTTATCAACCTTACCAGTATCTTCTACCTTCTTGACAACCAAGTCTTCACTTGTGAGACCACCTGTCAAAGCCTTGACCCCCATCTCATGTCCCTCAATCTCCTCAGTCAGAGCATTGCACTCTGCATTGAGTTCATCAATCTTGGCAGCAATCTTATTCTTCTTCACTACCAAAGGATTAACATTCTGTGCAATTCTTTTTACACCTGCAAACTGTCTTACTGTCAATGTTTTCATATTTTCTTACTATTAAAAGATTTGTAATAACTTCCTTTCTTGCCCCATGTTATTTAATGGATTGGGAGCACCCCATAGCTTATATATTGTGAACTTTCTCTCATAGAAACTTAATGCAAAGTTAAAGCAATATGCCATTAATTGCCTATCTCTTAATACATGTGTTACAAACAGGGCAGTCTCATAGTAAGGCTTGCCCTGTTCTATGCAGTATTGCATTAACACCATATTGATATCAGTTTCAGTAAGTCCACCAAAGGCAGCTAACCTTGATATTCTTACAGTCTCATTCCTATCCATAAATCTCCCTCAATTTGTCTACTACTATAGACAAATCATTAGGAATCTCATCAGGAAGGTCATCCAATGCACCAAGACTGTCTTTAGCAGGATATTCTCCATCAAACTCCTTGACAAAGTGCTTGATAGGTCTCTTGTTTTCTGTATCATATCCTACTTTGCCAAAGAGGATAATATCAAACTTACCCTCAGGAGTAATATAGTCATCAACCATCTTTCCAGTGGTCTTGAACTTATAAGAAATGGAATCACCATTCTTATCCTTATACTCCTCATAATGGGCACAGCAGATAATGTTCTTATCCTCAGGAAGCCCCTTGAAGGCATCAAAGATGAGACCCATCCCATAACCAATCTGCTTAGGAGTATCCCATCCACCCTTCATGGCATTAGCCATATAGAAATCCTGTGCAAGATAATTGAAGTCATCAATTACAATGTTCTTGAAAGGAGACTTCTTCAACATATTGATAATCTCTGTTACTGCTGCAAATCTGTCAAGACCTGTGAGACCATCTACTTGCACTCTGTTGCCTGTGCCAAGGGCATTTGCATTTACAAGTTTCTGTGTAGGCTTACCTACATTCTCTACTCCAATGCTACCTTCAATCAGCTTAAAGTTAGGGTTAGGAACACCCCTACCAATACACTGGATAACATAAGTTTCCTTTGGGTCAAGCCCCTTAATACCTAACTTCTCCCTACCACAATAGGAAGTGGTTTTTCCAAAGCCTGACTTAGCCAAAACTAAAATCTTTGCCATTGTTTTTGTTTTATAGTGTTACTTTTACTTGAAAAGGGTTGCAAACTTATGAAATATTTTCCACCTGTGCAACTTTCTATTCATTTTATTTATTCCATAACTAAAGAAAGTCTTAGCAGTTTTGCTCTTCCTTGATTCCATATAGTTATATACTCTCTGTAATGCTCCTCTATCATCAGGTCTTGGGAGTTCATAAAATGTACTCACCGCACCATCAAAGAATAAAGGACAGATTTGACCATTTGCTCCATAGTCTCTATCTTCAATCACCTCCATGAACCTTATATGGTTCCTGAACTTGGTTATATCATATCCTTCATACTCTCTTAGTCCATACTTGAATGGACTATAGAGACCTATAACCATATTGGCATCTCTGGTAGTAGTCTTACAATCTGCAAGACCATCAGAAGATGGTTTAAGCTTATTCAGCTTTTGGTTCTCAATACCTTCTTGAGCCTGTGCTTGATGCTGAATCAACACAAAGATGAATTTCAATTGATTTCTGAGAGTAATACCATACTTGCTCATCTTATCAATAGTTTCCATCTTCTTCAATCCACTTTCAAGAGATAGATTTGAGGCATTATCTATGATGATTATCCTCCTCTCCTCTGGGTCATCTGGGGTATAAGGATTGTCATTGTCTACCACATCTGCATCTATGATTTCATCTGTGATAGGGTCTTTCCTCTTATCTTTCTTGAGGTTAAGATGTCCATGAGTTAAGGCATAGTCCCTACAGTACTTACTGATTCCTGTAGGATTCCTTTGGTCATCAATATACTCAACCATATCCTCAAATGCCCTGATATATCTCTGATACTTATCAGATTCAAGTAATTCAAGAATCTTCTCATCAATAGGATGGTCTCTATCTGTACTTTTCAGTTCAGTGGGAGATACCTCTATTCCATCCAATCTAAACAATAGATGACACAAGAACTCATTATACTTTTCCTCTGGACTCATCTCCAAAGTAAAGTAGAGAACCTTAACTCTCATCTCAGGATGCTCCAATATAAAGAACAATGGTTCATATACAAACAGGTAATCACAGAACTTTGATTTACCTACCTTTTGATTGGCAGTCACCACTATGAACTTAGCAGTTTCAATGCCTGGGACCCATGCTCTAAACCTTGGAAAAGGGAAAGGAATACAATTATAAAGTCCATTAAGAACTCTCTCCCTCCTTAACCTCAGATTTCCCATTACTTGCTTAAATCTACTCATAATCAGTTAATTGTAGAAGTCCAATCATTTCTTAAATTCTCTTCTTGACCAGCATTCTCAATGTAACTAATCAATTCTGAGTCTCCCTCAACCTCACCAGCAGCACCAACTTTCTCTTTGAATATGAAATACTTTAATAACCTCATATATGTATAGTTTCCATTGAAACCTTCCACATACTTACTGGTTGCCTGTATGATTTGCTCATCAGTATAAGTATTTCCATATTTCTTAAAGAATAACTTTAATCTTCGTACAATCAAAGCTACTCCCTCTGCCCAATAATAGTTAGTGCCATCTTTTTTGCCTTTAGGAAATATCTCTTTGAGCCTTGTAGCCAACTGAATTAACCTGTCATTAGGTTCCTGCTTCTTATCAGAATCTACAATCACAGAATCTATTACCTCAGTGCCTTTATTAGTAAGTCTCCATCCAATCTGTTGGAATGAGTCATCCCTATTAGCAGTTATATAGCCCTTCTTAATCAGCTCCTTCTGAGCTGTATCAAGGTCAGCATTATTATGGATGGCAAGCATCAAGAGAGCCTCAGCAAGACTAATGTTGTTATTCTGACATCCTTCTTTACTTAAACAAATTGTCATAGCTTAATGTCATTAATACTATCAACACTTATAATAGAATCCTCAGAGTACTCCTCTATCATCTTCTGCACAAGTTCCTCTTCCCTTGTATCCTTGAAATAAGGTATGATGATAATAGGAGATTTGTGTCTAAGTATTCTACCAACTCTTTGCTTTACTACAATCTCCGAACTATTCAAGTTGCAGAATATACCTATCCTACAATTAGTCAAGTTCACACCTTCATTGAGTATGTTACAGGCAGTAATATGTTTAATCTTGTTAAGATTAAACATCTCAAGGTTCTTTACTGAAGCCTTATTCTTCGAGGTAATATTGTATTTACCTAACCTCTCTGACTGCTCAATACTACTACAGAAAGTCAAAGTCTTGTAATTCCTGAACTTGTCAAGAAGAGATAATACAAGGGCTTCCTTCTGTTCAGCACACCACTTCAGCCTTTTGCCTGCTGTTGAAAGCCATAAGTTCTTTATCCTCTCATTTCTTGAGTTAAAGTACTTATTCTTGTACCACTCTATAAGTGAAGAGATACTATCATAGCAACCTTTCTGAGTGGTGATTATATCACGACCAAACTTCTTAACCTTATAGGTATAATTAGCAGTGTCCAAAGTCAAAGGCAGTAGATATACTGTAGGCTCAGGTAATACTTCATCTTCTACAGCTTCCTTGAGACCACACTTAATGACCTCAGCCTTGTGGTTGTAAATGAAATAATCCCTCATGTCTCTCTTAATAGTGGCAGACAATCCAATGAAAGACTCATTGATATGGATAGTCTCCAATACATCAATTCTTGCTTCTGACAAATGCTGCATCTCATCTGCCACTACTACATCAAAGTATGAGTTCTCATAGTTCTTTAGTGACTCATAGCATTCAATGGTAATATAGTCAGACTTGATACCTCCCCATTTCTCAATCTCATCCTTCCAAGTCTGCTTATGCACAGTCTTAGCTACAAGGATAAGTATAGTAGTAGGGCTTTCATCATTCCTGAATACCCTATCACATATATGATTAATGAGGTCTATTGCTACCTTGGTCTTACCCATTCCAGTTATCAACTCAAGTATCAAGTACTTAGCCCTATCTATCTTAGACAAAGCCAAGTTATTCACTTCTTCTCTTGTCATTTCTACTTACAATTCCTTTTAGTTTGTTAATGTAGTTAGGGTCTTCTGCATACCCTATGTCTGATAAAAACTTATAGTAATCATTCGGAGGTTTATATCTATGTTGCACATAGTCAAGATATGCAACCACACTCTCAGTCCAATGGTCAAATGTGTGATACCTGTGTTTCTTGCTGTTATACAAGCCAAACAAGTTGTTATCATTCAGACATAAGTCTGACTTAAAATGACCAGTTTCAAGTACAGCTTGTGCATAGACTATCTGAGGATGTTTGACCCCATAATATTCCAATGCTTCCATCAAGCCTTCTTGAGGTGACTTACTGAAGAAGTCTGGTTGCTCCTCATTAATTATGTGTACCACCTTTATTTCAGGTGGTTCATCTCCCTTCAAGTAGGGTAGTACCTGTACTACCCCAAGTACTCCTACTGCAAAGGAGATGAGTATGTTGAATACTCTCTGTTTCATACCCTCTTACATAATAGATTCTTAACCTTTAGTAGTCCTCTTGTGACAATGTTGTCTCTTCTCAATGAGAATACATGAGTATAGTCTTCACACTCATTGGGATTCCACCCTGCATGAATTGCATAATATATAATGAATGTAGCAAATAAGATGATATTAGCTATAGGCAGTAAACCCAGTACAACTATAATAAGTGCCATCCATAATGGAACTATAACATCATATTCTTCCTGCAACTTAGCAGGACCACAGTACCTGTAATACACCTCAACATGAGTATCCTTTAAGATACTCAATGTCAAGATGATTATTAATATAGCAATAACCCACATCTTGTCTCAACTCATTGGCTTTCTTCTCTGCCTCAGCAGCTACAATGAGTTTCTTAGCCTGAGCTTCTGCCACTTTGACCTCATTTTGTTCTGACTGATAGATATAATGTTACCACTACCATAAAGAATCCTATCACATTCTCAATGGTATTAGGTGCTGAAATCATTTCAAGTCCTAAGGTTATTAGGATAATGAAGATTACAAACCATACAGCAAACTTTGCTACTACTTCAGCTTTCATACTATTTCAATTACTTTCACATTGTCAGGCAATGTCTCCTTGTTCCAATCCTTATATGAATTGGTAAAGTAGACCTCCTTATAGTTTTCACTGAGAGTGGTAATGCCTTTAGGATTGACCATGTGAGTTACATAGATAGTTCTCTCCCTATCAGGATAATGGAAGCCAAGTAACTGTGCAATGCCTTTGAAAGTACCTCCACCATCACATAAGTCATCAATGACTACAAATGGCAAATTGACATTCTTCTCAATGACTTCTGGATTCTCAATCTTAAAGCCAGAGAGTTGTCCTGTCTTTGGGTCTCTCACTTTACTGCATATTACAGCACTATTAGGGTCTCCACCATATCTCTGTAATGCACCTTTGTCAGGATACACCCTTAGGTATCCTTCAAAATCTGGCATAGGAGTGGCTATGTCTCCCCAATATTCATCAACAAGGTCTTGTACCTTATGTGAATGAGGCTCAAGTACATGAACTGCTTGAGGGAACATATCATTTATTACTTGTGTAACTATACTAAGAGAGAATGACTCATCATAGCTGATTACCCTATCCATCCTCATACTCATAAGATAGACAATATCCAAGCCAAACAAGATGCCTTGCCTATTAAGAATATCACCCACCTGCATAAGGATAAACAAGTCTGTAGGATTACAGATTCTGCATACTACAGTTAAATCATCCTTTCTATCAATGCCATTTAAGACAATATGAGGCTCACCATCTGGAAACTGAATGATTTCATACTTAATATCACTCTCCTTTGGTCTTACTAAATTTAATACTTGCATTTACACTCCTCCTTATTTCTTCAAGAGTCCAATCTTTAATAAGCATTCCATTCTCATAAACAGTCTGTAATTCTCCTAACTCTTCCTGAGATTTAGGACATTGGTCAATAGCTTCATAACTACCATCAGGTGTAGGTGCAACACAAATAAGACCTTTCAATGACTTCTTAGTACCATCATCAGTCTTTGGGTCTTTGAAGATTTCTCTTCCTTCTCCATTAACCTGACACCAAGTAGCCTTCATAGCAAAGCCAAGAGAGTCCCTACTCTTATACTGATAGGTATATGAACCTACACCAAGCACAAGATTAGTAGCTGCAAAGCCTCTTTCTTCAAGCCTCTTATAGACTTCTTTCTGCCTTTCAAGAGTAATAGAATCACCATAAATGATACCTACTTTAGGATTGAGTACCTTGTAGCCTTTCTCATTGACAGTACCACCAAAGATGTCCCACAGAACTTGATATGCACCTACCCACTCAGCAGTGCTACTCATTCTGTTTTGCACTTCTGTTTGCTCCTGCCAAGTTTCAAAGTCCTCATGCTTATACCCTGCAATGATATGTACTGGGTCTCCACTGTCAGGTCTTATGACTAACCTACCATCTCTTGCAAGGATTTCATCCTTCAACTTAGGCAGATACTCTGTCATTACCTTCCAAAAGTCCCAAGTATCAGAGACAATAGATACAAATCCAGTAGGATATACCTCTGTAATGAGTCTCCTAAATGTCTCCAATTCATCTTCCTTACCACCTGCACACATGACACTATGCTCTGTTGCTGGAATTGTAGCTGCAATAAGCTCCTTCTCAGCATCTGCATTGTAATACTCTTCAAGACCAGCAATAGCAGGAATAGTTTCACTACCACAGAATGAAGTCATATGACCCATACCAGACATAATGGCAGCCTCCACTCCAGCCATGCCTCTCATAGAGAAGTCATGTATAAGGAAATTAAGGTCTACATCCTTAAATCCTGTCTTCCTTGCATGTCTTATCAACTCTTTCTTATACAACCTTGCAGTAGTTGCACTTGTCATAGGCAACCACAAGGTAGTTGAGATAAGAGTCTCAAAGTAGTTGGTAAGCCAAAAGAAATCAGGATGAGTGTTGATGAATGTCAATGCAGGCACTCTAATAGGACACAATGTACCCTCAGGCAATGCTTTGATTCTAATGGGAAGATAGCCAAGGTCATGCAATTCCTCAATGTGTCTTGTACCCACATTGTTAGGTCCCAAGAATGTATCTACCCTCCTCTTAAACTCTGCAACTGCTACATCCTTAGGCTTATTGAAGAAGTCCTCTTGGAACTGCTTCATCAAATACTCTTTGATAAAGTATTGTATTCCAAATACAACAGCACCTTCCTCAGCCTCAGGGTAATAATGATAGCTTCTTGGAGTCCAATTAGAGTAGACATACTCTGTACCTTCAGGGTATTGCCTTCTATGGTCTAACTTATAGCCATCAGTCAATAAAATTGCTTCTTTCATGCTTTTTTTTTGTTAAACTTATATTGCTTGTCAGAGATTTTCTCTTCTTTAGTCAGAAATACATAGTCAGGTAACTTATTATCTGACCATCTTTCTTTAACAGGAACTTATGTAAATCTCCATGAAAATAATGATAGCCATCATCATACCAATTGTGATAATACCATCCAGCAGCTTTTTCACTACCTCTCTTCAGTATCCTCTTCCTTGGGTACCTTTTAGCCCATCTTGATTTCTTTCCATTCCTGTTTCTATTAAGTGTAAATTCTATTATACTTCAA